CCGAGAAATCTACGACAGGCTGGTGGCTGTTGAGACTAAGGTGGATGGGCTGACGGAAAGCACCAAGGATGTGACGGCGGCGTTTGTCGCTGCACAGGGTGCGTTCCAAGTGCTGGAGACCCTGAGCAAGCTGGCCAAGCCACTGCTGTGGATCGGTGGCCTGGTCACAGCCCTTGTCGCGTTCTGGGATCACTTCAAGGTGCGCTGATGGACGCCCTGCCACCAGACCCACCGGCCATCGTGAAGAAAGCCGAATTCCAGTGCGTCAGGTGGTCGTGGTCGTCTGACCGGCTGCTGGTCTGGTGCCTTCAGTGGCGGGAGAGGAAGAAGTGATTGATCCGTTCACCGCGCTTGCGGCGATACAAACAGCCGTCAAGCTCGTCAAGACTGCCGCCAAGACGGTGCAAGATGTCGAGAGCCTTGGCCCTGTCCTGGGCAAATTTTTCTCAGCCAAGGCCGATGCCATCACGGTGGTGCAGCAATCCAAGTCGGGCGCGTTCAAGGGCTCCGCGATGGGCCAAGCCATTGAGTTGGAGCTTGCCATTGAGCAGGCTCGGGCGTTTGAAGAAGAAGTCAAGATGCTGTTCTTCCCATCAAAGATGGATGTCTGGGCCAAGATCATTGCCCGTGCTGCGGCCATCAACAAAGAGGCCGCGCACGAAGCCCGCAGGGCCAAGGAAGCCAAGGCCCGCAAGGACAAAGAAATGGATGAACTTATCACCATTCTGCTCATGCTGCTGGTGGTGGTTACCGTCCTCGGCGCCACCGGCTGGTTTGTGTACGAAGCCATGCAGCAATGCGCTGGCAAGTGCGGTTTTCAACAATAAAGGACGGACATGTTTCCCCTGACAGCCCTACTTGAAGTCGGCGGCAAGCTGATTGACAAACTAATCCCTGACCCAGAGGCCAAGGCCAAGGCCCAGATGGACTTGGCCAAAATGGCGCAGGATGGCGAATTGGCCAAGATGGCGAACGACACCAAGCTGTACGAGGTTGAGCAGACCAATGTGACCGAGCGCTGGACCGCCGATATGAGCAGCGACTCATGGATGTCCAAGAACATCCGGCCAATGGCACTGGCTGCCATCTTCTTGGCCTACTTCCTGTTCACCACCATGAGCGCCTTCGGCTACAACGCGCAGGAGTCCTATGTGCAACTGCTGGGCCAGTGGGGCCAGATCGTCTTCTTGGCCTACTTCGGTGGTCGTACAGTCGAGAAATTGGCTGAAATGAAAATGAACAAGAAATGAAGCTGACCGAGCATTTCTCGCTGGAGGAACTGACCACCACCAGTCACCGCGAGTTCGACAACACACCCAACGACGCCGAGATGGCGAACTTGGTGAAGCTGGCCGAGTTCTTGGAAAAAGTGAAGACATACCTTGACGGCAAGCCGATCATGATCAACAGCGCCTTCCGGTCCAAGCAGGTCAACGACTCAGTTGGCAGCAAGGACACCAGCCAGCACCGCACGGGCTGCGCGGCTGACATCCGAGTGCCAGGCATGACGCCTGACGCCGTGGTGAGGGCTCTGGTGGCCTCCAGCCTGCCGTTTGACCAGATCATCCGTGAGTTCGACGCTTGGACGCACATCAGCATCAGCGACATACCCCGCCGTCAGGCGCTCGTGATCGACAAGCAGGGCGTGCGGCCCTTTTCGTGACATGGCGGGTTGAAGTGCCTTGAGACCGTTTGTCGTGAGAAAATAGCGATTATTCAGGGGTCACAATGGCATACATTCCGCTTCAAATTCCAGCCGGCGTTTACCGTAACGGCACAGAACTCCAGTCTGCTGGCCGCTGGTTTGACGCCAATCTGGTGCGCTGGAAAGAGGGCTCAATGCTGCCGGTCGGCGGCTGGCGCAAGCGCTCAAACAGCACCGTCACCGGCAAGGCTCGGGGCATGATTACATGGCGCACCAATGCCGCCGAGCGATTTATCGGCATCGGCACGCATTCCGGCCTGTATGTGTCCAACACGGCAGGCGCAATCAAGAACATCACCCCGACTGGCTTCACATCCGGCTACGCTGACGCCGTGGTGACGATTGGTTACGGGTACGGCTCCTACGGTGCGTATGCCTACGGCGTGGCCCGCCCTGACCTTGGCAATGTGATTCCGGCCACCACATGGGCGCTGGACACTTGGGGCGAGTACCTTGTCGGGTGCAGCAACACAGACGGCAAAATTTACGAGTGGCAACTTGACTTTGCCGCCCCCACCATCGCAGCCCAGATTGCCAATTCGCCCACCAGTTGCCAGTCGATGATGGTGACGGCAGAGCGTTTCGTCTTCGCACTTGGCGCTGGCGGCAACCCCCGCAAGGTCGCATGGTGCGATCAAGAAAACAACACAAGCTGGACGCCAAGCACCTCCAATCAGGCCGGCGACTACGAGATTGCCACCACCGGCAGGCTGATGGCTGGCAAGCGCGTTCGGGGTGTAAACCTGCTCTTTACGGACACCGATGTCCACCAAAGCCAGTACATTGGCCAGCCGTATGTGTACAACTTTGAGAAGATCGGCAGCGGCTGCGGCCTGATCTCGCAGCAGGCTGTGGCCGCGGTGGACACGATGGCTGTCTGGATGAGCCGGTCGGGCTTCTGGATGTTTGACGGTTATGTCAAGCCCTTGCCGTCTGATGTCAGTGACTATGTGTACCGCAACTTGAATACCAGCCAAGCCAGCAAGATCTACGCGGTCCACAACAGTGCATTCCGTGAGATCTGGTGGTACTACCCTTCGGCCACATCAAACGAAATTGACTCCTATGTATCGTTCAACTACCAAGAGGGCCACTGGTCCATCGGCAGCTTGGCCCGTACCTGCGGCACTGACAGCGGCGTCTTTGTCAACCCGCTGCTGGTGAGTGTTGACGGCTATGTGTACGAGCACGAGGTCGGCTACGACTACGACAGCGCCACCCAGTTCGCTGAATCCGGACCAGTGCAAATCGGCATCGGTGACAACCTGATGGCGGCGCGGCAACTGGTGCCCGATGAGTTGACGCAGGGCGAGGTCACCATGACATTCAAGACCAAGTTCTACCCGAACGGCGCTGAGACCTCGTTCGGCCCGTACAACATGGCCAACCCGACTGATGTCCGGTTTACGGCGCGGCAGGTCAAGATGCGGGTGGAATCCAACGGAAATGATTCTTGGCGGCTCGGCATTCCACGGCTTGAGGCTGTGCAGGGTGGCAAGCGATGAAGCTGCCAAAGTCTGCCGTCCGCTACGATCCACTGGATCAGGACATGACGCGAAGCATCATCGAGCGCGATGACTTGCAGAACTTCAAGCGCAATCAAGATGTCGAGATCCGGACCCGCTTGATTCTGGCCAGCCCCAATGGCACGCGGTATCAGATCACAGTCAGCAACGCTGGCGCATTGGTGGTGACTGCCTTATGACCGACACATTCTCAGAGTTAAATCGCTGTCGCAAATTCATCGAGGCGGCTTTAGAATACTCACAAGGCACACACACATTTGACGATATTGCGGCGGGTGTGTTGAGCCAGCGTTACCAGCTCTGGCCGAACCACAATTCGGCGGTGGTGACAGAGATAGTTGTCTACCCACGACTCAAGGACTTGCACTTCTTCCTTGCCGGTGGAGACCTAGACGAACTCAAGATCATGCGTTCGCACATTGAGGGCTGGGGTAAGTCGGTTGGATGCACAAGGGTCTCGCTGGCTGGCCGCAAGGGCTGGGAGCGAACATTTTTGAAGGACGAGGGATATAAACCAGAGTGGTTTATTCTTTCCAAGGAGTTGATATGAGTCTAGGTGGACAAGACGAACCTTCCGCACAAGTAATTGTGTACGGGCCTGACGGCACCATGTACGGCAGCCCTGCGCAAGCTAGGGCGGCTGGTGTTTACGACTCCAAGATGCAGCAGCAGATGCCAGCCGCCCCATACGATGGAAGTGGCCAATTTATGCCAATTGCTCAACCATCAATTGGTGATTTTGAACAGCGGCAATTTCTGCCGTCTCGGCAATTGGAGCCTGAGATAAACCAAAATGGTATGCCAATGCCGACGGCTCCATTTAGCAGCGGCGGTGGCGCCAAGGTTGGCGGGTTAAATGGCGCTTTACAGCCCAGGTCGATGGCAGTAGATCAGCCTTTTAGTCAGCCATTAAGGTCATTTGGTGGGTTCAATAATTTGCCATCTGCTGGTGCAATGAATCAATTCCCAACTCCAGCAGCAGCGCCAATGTTTCAGTATGGACAAGGCAGCATGATGGACCCAACATTAATGGCCCAACAGGCCATTCTTGCTCGTCCAATGCGGCCATCGTTCACCGGCCAGCAGTTGATGTCCCGTGAGGTTCCGCTGGGAATCCAAGGCAACAGTGGTCTGGCATACCCAAGCATGGGTAACAGTGGCTTGCTGAATGCCCCAAGCTACACCAGCCGGTACGCTGGCACTGACAGCGGAGGTGGTAGCAGCTACGGCGGCGCCAGTGTTCCATCATTCACAGGCTTCGACACATACGGCTCCTACAACTCACTGACCAATGGTTTGGTCGGTGCGCTGATGGGTAACCTGTCTTCCCCATCCTACGGAATCACGGTTGACAACATGGGCACTTATGCAGACCAGCCTGACTTCGGTTACGGCAGCGGCATGACCGGCGTGGGCAACCCTGGTGAATCTGATTTTGGTGGCTACACCAGTTCCGACAGCGGCATTGGCAACCCAGGCGAGTCGGTTGGCGGCTACACAAGCTCCGACACCGGAGTTGGCAACCCTGGCGAATCATACGGTGGTCCAACAAGTGCTGAGAGTGGTGTTGGTAACCCTGGCGAGTCTGCCGGCGACAGTGGTGGCGGCGGCGGCAAGATCGTTTGCACAGCCATGAACCAGCAGTACGGCTTTGGGTCATTCCGCAATGCCATCTGGCTGAAGTACGCTGAAAACAACTTGACCAAGGCCCACGAAGCTGGCTACCACGCCATTTTCTTGCCGCTGGTTGACTTTGCGTTCAAGCAAGGTGACGGCAAGCTGAACATGCTGACCCGCAAGTTCCTTGAGAACTGCGCACGCCATCGTTCGCTTGACCTTCGGGCTGAGATGCGCGGCACAAAGCGCGACACCATCGGCATGATTTATCGTTCTGTTCTTGAACCGCTTTGCTACGCGGTCGGCAAATTTAAGGGGTATTGATATGAGCAAGGGCGGCGGCACACAAACATCCACGACATCCATCGATCCGGATGTCAAACGAGCGTACATGGGCAACTTGGGCTACGCCCAGCAGGTTGCCAACCAGCTTGGCACCCAGCAGTTTGCTGGCTACAACCCACAGTACACAGCCGGCGAGGCTCAGATCGAGCAAGCCGCGCAGGGTGGCGTGGGTATGCAGAATCTGGACACCGCGGCGGAATTGACCCGTGCCGGTGCCGGCTATGTGCCACAGCAGGTCGGTGCGGATCAGGCTGCAATCCAGTCGTACCTAAATCCGTACACGCAGGAGGTCATCAACACCGGCCTGACCGATCTGGAGAAGGCTCGGCAGGCTGCCGTGCAGCAGACCGGCCAGCAGGCGATGCAGGCCAAGGCGTTTGGCGGTTCGCGTCAAGGCGTGGCCGAGGCTCTGACCAATCAGCAGTACGGCACCCAAGCCGGCAACATGATTGCGAACCTGCGCAGTCAGGGCTACACGCAAGCCTTGCAGGCTGCTCAAGATGCTGCAAAGACGAACCAAGCAGCAGGTCTGTCAGGCGCTCAGTTCCGCATGGGTGCGGCCAGCCAGTTGGGTGGCTTGGGTCAGCAGCAGACTGCCGGCCAGTACGCTGGTGGCCAAGCCCTCATGGGTCTGGGCGGTGCCCGTCAGCAGTTTGCACAGCAGCAACTTGACGCACAGCGCAATCTGAATTTGCAGCGTCTGAGCCTGATGCAGGGTGCAATTGGCCTGAACCCTGCCAACTTGGGCGGGACGAGTTCAACGCCGACCTACAGCAACCCAGCGGCTGGTGCCCTTGGTGGCGCAATGGCTGGCAGTGCCATGTTTGGCCCTGCTGGAGCCATCGGTGGCGGTCTGCTCGGCATGTTTAGTTAAGGGGGCATCATGGCTGGATTTATGGATTACTTTACCGGCGGCACTGGCGGCACGGGCTTCGACATGTTTGGCGGTGACGCCAGTGGCATGAATGACCTCCTGACTGCGCAGCAGCAGGAAGCGATTAAGCGCCAGAGCATGCTGGCGATGGCGGCTCAGTTGCTGCAAGCCGGTGGCCGGTCTACCCAGCGCACCAGCTTGGGCCAAGCACTGGGCCAAGGCGTCATGGCTGGCCAGCAGGCGCAGGAAAAGGGCACGACCGGCGCTGTCAACCAGATGCTGCTTCGCAGCAAGCTGGACGAGGCCAAGCGTGCGCAGGCGCAGCGTGAGCAGATGAGCAAGCTGCTGCTGGGCGGTGGTGAAGGCGTAAATGCTGAGACGCAAGCCATCAACGCACCAGTGGCTGTTGCTGGCGCACCAGGTCCGACATTGCAGCGTGCTGCGATGATTCCTGAGATCGCTCAAAACGCAGCCGCCGGCGGTGCTCCAATTGGCAGTCCGTTTGCTGGTCTGAGCCAAACGCAGCGTGCGCTCATGGCTGGCCTTCCTGCTGACCAGCAGGGCAAGGCAATGATGGACTACCTGTCTGGCCGTCAGAAGTTCGGCGCTCCGCAGACATTTATGCGTGATGGCCAGCCGGTTGTGTTTCAACAAAATGAGTTTGGCGAAGAACGAGTTATGAAGGGTTTGGCACCTTACAACGCTTTGCCGTCAGATATTCAAGCTGTTGAATATGTTGGTGGTAAACCAATTGGCGGGACTGGTGCAATTGGCGCTGCTGCATTGAAAGCATATCGAGAGCAGATTGCGCCGAGGACAACAATTAACAACCAACTGCCCGCTGGTCCGAATCAGTTTGTGCAGGCTGGTGGCACTTTTGCAATGGGTCGCTTGGGTGCTGCGACTGATG